GTTTCGGAGGGCCGATCGGTCAAACACTTTGAATCCCCCCCCTGCCGCCATCTCGCGCGGTTTTCGCGGCATGACACGCCTGACATTTCAACACGATGCGATTCAGGTCACAGACCGCGCGCACATCCGATCGCTCGTCGTCCCGCAGCGCTGGTTCATGATCGAGATGCAAGCTCGAGCCATCGGCGCTCGTGAAGGTGAAGAGCCCCGCGTCGCGGCACGCGCTGTCGCGCTGCCTCGGTCCATCTGGCAGCGCGGCCCCACACACCGGCCCGATCCCCGCCTGCACCAGGGCGGCGAGGAAGCGCCGGCGGAAGGGCTGCCAGTCGCGGGAGGTGTAGCCGCGCGCGTGCGCCGTCCCGCGGATCTGCTCCTGCTGACGCGCATGCGTCGGACACCGGCTCACGCCGCGCGGCAACAGGGCGGGACAGTGCGGCATAGCACACGGATGCAGGGCGCTCATCGGTCGCTCCAGGCCCGCGTTTCGTTCGCTAATCGAGACGTGGATCGTGCCCAGGCCGCCGAGCGGCGATCCTGTTTCCAGGTCGCGCGGTAGTTCTTCATCGTGGCGGCATGACAGGTCCGACAGTAGCGTTGACCAGGACGACGCGGATTGCGACAGTCCGGATTACTACACGGACGACCTGTTCCACACGTTTCACGTGAAACACCCGAGGACAAGGACGACAAGGACGGGTTGGCGCGCGGGGGCGGGCAGTGTGTCGCCATCGTTACCCTACCGCGTCGACGGCTTGTTGAGCTTTCACCCGAGCAGCCGTCAGCGCCGATTCGAAGTCCTCCACCGCGTCGAAGCTACACAGGATCAGCGCCAGCATGGTCGCGCGACAGTCCGGAGCCGCTTGGTGTGCGTCGTGTGCGTCAACGGCGTCGCTGAAATACTCCAACGCGGCGAGATCGGGACGTCTCACGCGTCGAAATAGGCGGTCCGTCAGGTCAGCCATCACTTCCCCCGTGCGGCGGGTGCGGTACCTGCGTCTGCGTGCTGGTGGCCGCGCGCCAGAGTCTTCTCGTCGTGTTCGGTGCTCGTCAGCGCCCGGATCGCCTCCCGTCGCCACGAGAGTAAGGCGTGCATCCGGTTCGCCAACGCCTCGGGACAGATCCCGCGCTCCAGCGCTTCGACCGTCAGCTCGTCCAGGTCGATCGTGTAGCGCGTGTCGCCGGTCGGGATGTGGACCGCTTCGTCGCGGATCACCTCGACCGACGGCTCCGGGATCGGGGCGCGCTTCGCCATCACTCACGCCAGAATCGCGACGTCCTTCGGGAGCGCCTCGGTCAGCCAGTCGCGGACGCGCGCGATCGCCTGGAGCTGCCACGCGCCGCCATCGGCTTCGAACAGCGCCACCGTGGGCAACCCGCCCGGCTTCCCCGCCTGCACGCGCAGCACGAAGAGACTCGCCGGATGCACGACGTCGCGGAACGTCCGGAAGCCGGTAAGGGTGACCGGGTTCGGCACGGCGACGTCGCGCACGAGCGCCACGCCCACGCGCCCTTCGACAACTTGGGTCATGCCGTCGTCGAGCGCGGTCTTCACGGTCTCATCCTTGACGGTGCTCAGCAGCGCGAGCACCCGCGCCCGATCGTCGCCGCCGTCGACAAACCGCACCTGAAGGCCGATCAGGAAATCCGAGAGCGCCATGAACGTGCCGAGAAAGTTGTGCAGCAGGTCCGATACTGTCGCCGTCAGATACACCTCGCGCTGGCGCGCGCGCGTGTCGAGCGGGCCGAGCACCTGGACGACGTTGGGCGAGACGACATGGACCACCAGGCGGGCGAGATCGAGCGTATCTTTGTTCGCCGTCAGATAGTCGCGCACCGCGCCAAGCGTCGACACGCCGAGCGTTTTCGCGGTCGGGCCAGGCTTGACGAGCGCCGCCGGATCCTCCACGACCCAATCGTTCCGCCGCAGGAGAAACTCGCCGACCAGTTGCGGCCTACTCGTCAGCCCCACCAGGTTATTGATCGCGTCGCCGTCCATCAGACACCGTCCTTCTGCGGAAAATTGCCGTTGACGACCGGCCGCGCCGGCGGTTGATCAAAGAGCGTCGACTGCCGCGGGTCGCTTTCGACCGCGATGAGTTGCCCCTTGTGCTTCCCGAGGAACACCTGCGCCGCCACCGTCTGAATCCCGGCGAGCTTGGACGTGCAGGTCAGCGCCACGTCGGCCACGTCGCGATCGCGGCTCGGCTTAAACGTGACGGTCAGGGTCATGGACCGCTTCGCCTTCGCGTCCATGTTGGGATCCGCGATGTTGGCGAGGATGCGGGCCAGCTCCACCGCAAAGAGTTCCGCCAGCGCGCCGCCGCCGATCGTGTCGAGCGTCACACCCGCCATGTTTTCTCCTTGCTGCGATCTCGGGTGAGCCCTTTGCCCTGCCGCCGCTCGATGCAATCGTGTCGATCGGCTTTGTCGAGGACCAGAAACCGGCCGCCGGTCGCCGGATGCGTCACCACTTCCCGGACGGTGAAGCCGAGATCGAACGGGACATACGTCCCCTGCTCGGTGATCACCCACATGATCGCGTGGTGGCACCATTTACACCGACCCGGGCGGGCCGTCCCCACCCACGCGCGGATCGTGCGCCAGAACTTCACGCGGACCCCTCCGACGCCGACGCCTCGGCGGCCGGCCGCGCCTCGAGCGCCTCACACCGGGCGATCGACGCGACGATCTCGGCGGCCAGCATCTGCGCGGCCTTGACGCGGTCGCGATCGAAGGCGGTCACCTTCCGCACGGTCGGGATCCGTTTCAGCGGGATCGTGCCGAGCTTCGCCTGCACAGTCGCCAGCACCTGGGCGGCATCGACGCGCGTGAACGTCTCAGCCTCGGGCAGACGCTCAACCAGGACGGGCGGACGCGGGCGATCGCCGGGCAGCGGCGTGTTGGAGCTGATGAGGCGATACGCGCTGTTGATGTCGTCGTTCGTCCACCGAATGCGGAGCTGCGCACAGCGATACTTGAGCGCCTCGGTCAGATCCGGCAACGTCGCACAGTCGCCGGTCTTCAAGAGTGCCCACACCAGCTTCGCCAGCAGCCGGCCACGGTGGTCGATGTCGTGCGTCGCGTTGTTTTCTTGAGCCATTCGTGAAAACTCGCGTCTGCGCGAAGTTCTAATTGATCGATCTAAGGCGGACGGACGTACGGATCACGGTCGATCGAACGACCCCGATCTCGTCAGATCGGAGATTGGAGCAGGATCGCGAAGCGATCCGCAGATTGGAGATTGGAGAGCCATGTTTTGCTCGTCGATTCGTCATCGCCTCGCCACCGTGTTGCGCCCGCCTTCGCTATAGGGTCGCCATCGATTCGCTATCGTGTTGGTGATTCGCTCGCTATCCGTTCGCCACGTTATTTAGCTGGCCGTGGCCATCGCACCGCCGCGCCCTTCGTCCCGCTCTTGCGCGCCGCCTCGCGCCGCGCCGCTTGCTTCTGGCGTTCCTGGTCGAGCCGGGGCTGGACGAACCGGCCGTCCTGTTTCCGGAAGCACGGTTCCAGCGCCGGCCAGAGCCGCCGGAAGCCGGCATCCGGCTCCCCCACCATCCGCGCCAACCGACCGAGATCGGCCGGCAACGACCCGTCCTGCCAGCAGAGACAGAGCAACGTGATGTACGCACCGCGCTCCGCGAGGCTCATCCCGGCGACATGGCCGTCGGTCAGGAAGTCCTTCGGGTAAAACTGAAACGCGGGCGCGTGCTCCATCGCGATTCGCACCTCGACGATCCCGGCGGCCTCTCCTCTCCTTTAAAAGAAGTTGCCGCCGGGACCGCGTCGGCCGTGCTAGACCGCGGGCGGCGCCAGCGGCGTCAACGTGTCGACGATGCCCTGCGCCTCGGTGCTGAGATCGTCGAGCTGCTGCTGGGTGACCGGACTGCCGTCCGCGACCTGCGCCTGCAGCTCCGCGATCGTCTGCGCGTTGGCGGTCGCCTTCGTCAGTAGATTCGCGACGCCGTCCTTGATCGTGTCGAGTTCTTTTTTCAGATCCGCCTGTGTCGCCATCAAGCCCTCCAGGTGCGCGAGAATGCGATCGAGCTTCCCGTCCGCGCGCCGGGAGTCGACGTAGTACGCACATTGCCGATGCTCGACGTGTTCGCGCCCGTCCGCGAAGCGCCAGTGAATTTCGAGGACCTGGTCGTGGCGCGCGAGAACAGGGATGGTGTCGCTGTGATGGTCGGCCACGATCAGCCTTTCGCCAGGCGGCGGCGAAACCGCAACAGCTTCGCCGTCCAGACGCGCAGCGGGCGGCGCGGTGCCTCACTGATCCCCGATGAGGTTTTGCCGCACCAGCAGGCCACCTGAATCAGACCCGGGTGAATAAGCAAGGTGTCGTAGGCGTGGCGATGGACCAGGGCGAAGCACCACCGACGAAGGACGCGGAGAACGCGGATCATGCGCGCGGACTCGTCTGGCGTGCCGTTGGGCGATCAGGGACCGCGTCGTGTGGCCGTGCGCGGTTGGGCGTCAGCGAGAGCGGACGTCCACAGAGCGGGCACCCGACGCCACGCCGCAGCTTCCACCGTCGAACGCCATCGTCGTTCTTTATGTTCACCACCGCGAACTGCGCCGCCTCCAAAGACTCCAAATCGCGACGCACCGTACGGACCGTCACGCCGGTCTTGCTCGCCAACGCGTGCAACGACTGCCACCCGTCCGTGTGCAACAGTTCGATCAGCCGCAACTCTCGCGCGAGTTGACCGCCTCGCATCACCGCACGCCTCCGAACCGCGCGTAGAACGGCAACACGATCGGCTCCTCTTCGAGGAGCACCCGCGCGCCGTAGCTCGCGGCCAGCCGGGCGGCTTCCCGCGGATCGCGGCCGGTCGCCAGTTGCCGGATCGCCAACTCGCCGAATCTTGCGGCCATCGCGCGCGAGGAGGTGTCGAACAGCGCGTCGGAGGCGGCGGGCCGATCGATCATCGCCGGCCCCGCCCGAAGGATCGGAACGCCGGCACCGGCGCCGCCAGCTCCCCGTCGATCCACGCCTGGACTTTTTTGCCGGAGTAGCGCGCCTTGTTCCCGACGCGCGGCAGGATCTCGAGGAACACGAGCTCGCCGGCCTTCTCGAGCTGCCACAGGCGAGTGGTCCCGAGGTGCAACACCGGCTCGAGATCCTTGAGGACCATGACTTCCGGCTTCGGGTCACCGGCGACGTAACCCGCCAGGCCGCGCGACGACTCGGCCATCAGTTACTCCGCTCCGCGACGAACCGCCAGCCGTGGCAGTTGAGATCGCTACAGGCACACGCGACGAGGCGACACGGCGGCGGCCACAGTGGCCGAATCTGGTTCGCGAGCGCCCATCGCCGGAATGCCTCCTCCGTCATGAGCCGCGGCCCCTCGAAGGGCCGGATCGTGGAAGCCTTCTTCATGCGACCCGCCCGGCGTGCGTCGCCAGATACCGCCGGGTAAAGGACTCGAGCGGAATACCCGCGTAGGCGGCAATCCGCGCTGCCAGCAGCGCCCGCGGCACGGCCTGGCCCCGCGCGATCCGGCAGATGTGCGCCTGAGTCGCCCCGACGCGCCGGGCGATGTTGGCCTGCGTGTCGCCGGTGCCGGAGATATAGCTGGCGAGATCCGGGTAGGTGGCCGGCGCGCGGCGTGAAGTACCCATGCGTTTCCGTAAGAGAATATACGGTTACAGAAATCACCTTGTCAAGCGCCTTACGGTTCTAGTAAGGTGCCTAGCAGAACGGTATGGAATTACCTAACCTAGACGGCATGCCGCAGCCGCCAGAGACGTTAGACCAGCTCGCCCGTCGCCAGATTAAACGGTGGATTGAATCGACCGGCTTGACCCAGACCGCCTTGAGTGAACGCATCGGGCGGAACCAAGCGTGGACGAGCCGCTACCTCGCGGCCGAGTTCGATGCGGATCTGGAAACCCTCCAGAAAATCGCGGCGGTGTTCGGCCATTCCCTCACGGCCGTGCTCGACATCCCGAAGGATCCCGAAGAGGCGGCGCTTACCGCCGCGTATCGCGCGCTCTCGCCCGCCTCGCGGCAACTGGCCCTGGAACTGCTTCGGGACTGGAGTCGCGCGCGATCCCGCGGACGCGGGCGCTCTCGCCGATAACCCGCGTCAGGAGGCGCCGGGCCTGGACCGGCAGCCGCCGCAGCAGCAGGACGAGCCGGGTTTCCGCGCGAGAGATCGGCGGGAGGACGCGACGCGCGCGATGGGTAACCATGTCTGAAGCTCGCATTCTTCCCCGGGCACCACTAGCCACCGCCCACCCTACCCCCTTTCGGACGGCGGATCCACTGTAATCGACCTTACACAGAAAGAATGACCGGCCCGGCGGCGCCGACGACAGACAGGAAGGGACACCCGTGCCAACTATGCGAAAAGGGTATATGTGTTTACCCCCACTTGACGTAAAATCCGACGCATGGATCAGCAGCAGGCGGCGGCCATCCTCGCGGCGGAACAGTTGACAATCCAGCTCCGGACGGTCCTGCGCACGCACTTCGCCACGACGCCCGCGCTGCCGCTCGCGATCGCGCTCCTCTACGAACTCACGAGCATGGCCGCGACCCTCGCACCGACCGAGGCGACCGCGATCGCCTTAATCCACGCCTGGGCGGACCTCGCGGAGAATCAGATCCGGGCCTTCGGCGTCGGGCAGCCGCATCCGTGAACACAGGAACGTCCCATGACCAAGAAACGCATCGCGACCGGCATCTACCAAGACGCAAGCGGCTACGAGGTCCGGGCCTGCCTCGGCTCGAAGAAGACCGAACTGCTCGAGACCACCGAGCGCTTCCCGCCGTCGGCGCGGCTCGAGGACATGATCATCTGGCGCGACACCGAAAAGTTGAAGCTGCGGAAGGCCCGCGGCGCCGGCGTCACGCGCGGCACCGTACGCGCCAAGATCGTCACGTACTTGGCGACCGCCAAACTCTCCGACGACAACCGCACCCAGCGGATCCGCTTCTTCGAGTGGTGGTGTGGCCAGGCCGGCCTCGGCGACGTGCCGTGGCACACACTCGACGCGCCGCGGCTGCGGCGGGCGCTCAACACCCTGATCGCCGCCGGGTACGCGGCGTCGACGGTGAACAAGTGCCGCGATGCCCTCGCCCACGTCTACACCGTGCTTGACGGCGAGAACGCGCCGAACCCGTTCCGCGAGATCGATCGCGAGATCGAGCCCGAGGCCGAACCGCGCGGCGTCGACTACGCGATCGTCGACACGATCCTGTATTTCCTCCGGGTGAAGTGGCGGCGCTCCGCGAAGGGCCAGCCGAGCCGCCTCCTGCCCGAGAAGCGCCCCCTGCCGAGCCTGGGCGCCATCCGGCTGCGCGTGCTGGCGTACGCGCCCCTCACGCCGGCGCAGTTGAAACTCGTCCAGCCGAAGGATCTCCACCTGGACGACACGCCGCCCAACCTCCTCGTCCGCGGACGGAAGAAAGGCAAGCCCGGCGCCGTCGGCTTCAAACGAAAGCCCCTGCTCCCCCTGGCCGTCGAGGCGTTCCGCGACTTCGTCGCCGCGGACGCCTTCGGGCCGTTCACCCGGGGCTCGCTGCGCAAGACGTTCATCCGCGCGCGCGACCTGGCGCAGGCCGAGCTCCGCAAGGTCAATCCCAACGTCGACCTGTCCGACATGGTGCCCTACGACCTGCGCCACTCGTTCGGCTCGCTGATCTTTCAACTGACCGGCAGCGACGCGGTCACCGGCGAGCTGCTCGACCACAAGAACCCGGTCACCACGAAACGCTATCGACTCGCGGCCGTGCCGGCGCATCTCCAGGCCGCGACCGACGCCGCCGCGGCGTTCCTCGCCGCGCGCGCCACACCGCCACTACCAGACACGACTACCAGACACTTTCAGAAAACGACTGAAAACCAGACGATATTGTTAAGGAAATCGCAGTATACGAAACGGCATAATCAGGGGCGATCCGGCCTCCGGATCGCGAAATAAGGCCGGATTCATTGGGTGAAAACGAGTAAAAGGCTGGACTATCTTCGGGCTTCACACGCACGAGGTCGCAGGTTCAACTCCTGCAGCGCCCACCACTTACAGGCGCTACCAGACACGGCTACCAGACACTCGCCCTTGGATACAAATAGCTCACGTCCGCACGTTCTCGAGACGATAGAGTAGTAAGTAGCTAGAGACAGAAGCGGCGCCGCCCGGTGTTAGAAGCACCGAACGACGCCTGACCCGCAACCAAGACCAAGTTGGCCGACGGGCTCCACCGATTCTACGGGAGCCGCGCCGCCGAAAGCAGGCTCCGTGATGGTTCCCGCCGTTCCGACGTTTGAACAGCTCGTCGCGCGTCTCACCGATACCCAGCCCGTGCTGCTGCTCGTCTGTGCGTGGCACACGTCGCGCGCGGACCTCGACGCGCTCTCGCGCCGATACCCAGGACAGATCACGCACGGCCTCTGCCCGGCGTGCGCGGCGCAGCTCGAGCTCGTGAACCCCTTCCCCGAAAGAATGTGACTGATTTAAAAGGAAAGTGAGATCGACATGATGATGATCACCTGGGCGCTCTTTGGTGTGCTGATCGGCATCGCCGCGGCGCAGAAGAAAGGTTTCTCGATGGTCGGCGGCGTGATCGGCGGGCTGTTGCTCGGCCCGCTGGCGTTCCTGATGTTCTTCATCAGCGGCGTCTCAGGCTCGGACGCCAACAAGAAGTGCCCGCACTGCGCCGAATGGATCAAGGCGGACGCGATCGTGTGTAAGCATTGCCATCGCGACGTGCCCGCGATCCAGACGACCGGGACACGCCCCGTCGCCGTGCGCCCGCCGTCCCAGCGACGCACCGGCTGAGGCTTTTCCACGCGGGTCGACGAAGCGCTACTCACCGCCACGGCTGAACGTGTCGCGATGCGGTGTCCCAGCTTCGCCGACCCGCGCGAACCCGGGTTACCGCGGATCCGTCCCCGACGCCGCGCGATCGGCCTCCGCCTTCGCGGCGAGCGCCTCGACGATCAGCGCGCGGAGGTCGTCATCGACCTCGAGCTCGGGCCGCACGGCCTGGATCGCCGCGACCACGTGCTGCACGCCCACCACGCCGCCGACGACCAGCGGCGCGAGCGCCTGCACCAGCCCCAAGATCACCGGCAAGTTGAGCATGGCTATTTCCCTCCCGTGGAGACGGCGATCAGCGCCTGCGTGTCGTTCTTGGCCTGCGTCGCCTGCGCCGCGATCGGCGACGGGGCCAACGCCGCCAGCGTCACCAGGTCGCCCACGAGTTGCCCGAGCAGCGCGATCTCGGTGATCAGTTGTTGCGAGGCCGGCACGCCCGTCTGCAGGTGTAGACCCGCGTTCGCGACGTCGATCACCAGCGTGTAGGCCTGCGAGAGCTTGGCGCCGATCTGCTGGTGCTGCGCGGCCGTCGGCCAGGGCGCGTTGGCGTGATACGCGCCGCTCTCCATTGTTTGGAAGAGGCGCAGCGACTCGAAGGCGACGCGGTCCGCTTGATCGATCTTCTGCTTGACGCTGATATTGCCGGCGCACGCGGGCGCGAGCAGGAGCACGAGCGCGATCGGTATCAGGTGTCTCATCACGATCCCCCATCGAGAAAGCCGTCCGCCCCGGCCGCCATCGCGAGCCGCCCGAGCTCGATCGACTCGGCCTCCGGCCAGTTGTTCCAGTAGTCGGCGTACGCCGCGCCTTCGCCGTAGTAGACGCGCACGCGCTGCCCCTCCCCCCAGGCGCTCGAGGTCGGCCAGCCGCCGCGGCCGGTGATGAAGCGGTCTTTCATGTCCGCGACCGCCGCCGGCATGTTGCGCGCGAACGCCTGATAGCCCGACCGGAATGCCGGCGAGTCGTGCGGGACCTGGTCCATCGCCATCCCGACATAGCCTCCGTACTGCGCGAGGTAGCCGTGGATGAAGGCGGCCACGTTCATCCAGCCCTGCCCGTTCGTGATCCCCTTCACGTCGTCGTCCTGGCCGACCGGCGCGTCGCAATCCGCGACCATGTGGATCAGCCGGAGCGCGTGCGGGAAGGTGCGCGCCATCCACTGACACATCTCCACCCACCACGCGTTGTTGTAGTAGTACTTCGGCCCCGGTTCCCAGCCGAGTACGACCGTGTGCATCAGGCGCTGCGCGCGCGCCGTCGCAAACTGCGGCCCGAGCTCGCGGTCCAGGTCCGCGACCGTCCACTCGAGACCGACGCAGCCGCGGTCCGGCCGCAGGAAGTGGACGACCTTGATCCCCGCCTGCTCGAGCTTCTCCGCCGCGTTGAGGTACGGCGTGATGTCGCCGCGCCAGTCGACGGCGGGCAGCTGCCCGTGATAGCCGGCATCGACGATCGGCCCCATCGGCGCCGACGTGTAGCCCCGCCCCGACGTCGGCCCGTACGCGGCGATGATCCGGTCCTGGTCGGCCGCCGGAAAGCACTCGAAGTAGTCGATACAGATGCAGTTGTCCGGCTCCCCTGGCCGCGGCCCCCAGGGCGAAAGATCCAGCCGCGCCGTCCACATCGCCCCCCGGATCTGCGCTCGCTCTTCGAGCGACAGCGAGGGGCCTACGCGAAAGGGTCGAGGGCGATCGTGTAGGTCACGTCCTCCGACCCGAACAGGATCGGCTGATCGTTGGTGCTGCCGGGCGCGTAGCCGGCGGCGTCGACCGCGAGCGTCACCGCGACCGGCGGCACAAAGGGCGGCCCCTGGAAGTACAGATTCGCGCCGCCGTCCCCTGACGTCTGCCGAGTCGGGGGATCGATGATCTGATTCTTGGTCAGGCTGACGACGCGGGCGTTGCCGATCGGGGCGCCGGTCGTCTTGTCCTTCACGAACACATTCAACGTAGGCATCGGACTCCTCTCAGGCGCGTAACGCTTTCAGGATCGCGAACGCGAGGCCCGCTATCCCGACGATCACCCCGATCGCTCCGGCCACGTAGCCCCACAACGCCGACGCGCCCGCGCCGACGCCCTCGATCCGCGTCAAGCGATCTTTGACATCGCCGACTTTGTCGTCGAAGGCTTTGGACATCTGCTGAATCAGCGCGCCGAGTTGGTCGATCTGCTTGGTCGTGGCCGTCTCGCTCTTCGTGATCGCCGCCGTGCTCGACTTGTTGGTTTCGGTCGCCGCTTCCTTTTGCGCTTGCAGCGCGGCGTCCACGGCGATCTTCACCGCGCCCGCCGCCTGCTCCGTGCGGACGTCGCGTTCGTCGAATTGCTTCTGAATCGAGGCAAACCGCTCGTCGTGCACTTCCCGCAGCGCGGCGATCTTCTCGTCGATGCGCGCCGGGAACTTGTCGGCGGTGTCCTGGAGCAGCCGGATCGCTTTGTCCATCCCGTCGAGGCGCGTCTGCAGGACGTCGCGCGTCAGGGTCGCCGCGTGTTCCAGGCCCGTCACGTGGGTGTGCAGCCGCTCGTCGAGCATCGCGCGGACGGTTTCGCGGGACTTCTCGATGTCGTCGATCCGGGTGTCGAGCACCTGGCGATGGAGCGTCGTCGTTTCCTCGAGGCGGGCCAGCTTGACCTCGAGCAGCTCGCGCAGCGTCGACACTTCGCGGATCAACTGCCGCGTCGTCATCAGGCTCGGATCGGGAATCGGCACGTTCAACAGATCGCGCCGGTCGGGGAGATCGCGCCGGTCGGCGATCGGCCGCGCGGTCTCGTGGGGATCGGGCGTCATGGCCGCGGCCCCACCACGTTCAGGTCACGCGCCGGCAGGTTGACCAGATCGACCGGCACGTTGGCGCTGATCGCGGAGCTCGCCAGCGACGTCGTCGGGTGCACCGTCAACCATTCATAGAAGCCGCTCGAGGCCCCGGCCGACACCGCGGCCTGCGAGATCAGGGGCCACAGCGCGCCTGGCAGCGTGTGCCAGACCGCCACCGCGAGCCAGGTCAGGATCCCCGCGACGGCGACGGCGTACGCCCACGTCGGGACCGCGTTGGCGACCCGGACGTTGCCGAGCAGGCGCTTGAGGATCGACACGACGATCCCGGTCGCCAAGATGATCCCTGGCTGCGTGTAGAACCAGTCGGTCAATCGAACTCCCACTCGACGTCCGCGTTGTCGGTCATGCCCAGCGCGGTCCAGACCGCTTCGCCGAGGTCGATCCCGGCGCCGTTGGTGTGGCCGGTGTGCGACAGGCTCAGGCCGCGTTCGGCGGCGGGCCGGGCGCCGCCGAACACGTACGCGTTGTCGTTGATGTTCCAGGGGCCGACGTCCAACACCAGCGCGCGGATGCTCTTGCCGTTCGCGGGATTGCGGACCCGCACCCACTGGCGCAACGCCGCGGCACTAGGGAGCGCGACGAACGGCACGAGGGCGTCGACGAGATAGCCGGAGCTCGTCTTGCCGCCGAGGAGGCCTTCGCGCGTGGCTTTCACGGTGATCATGGCGTCGGCTCCGGTGGCGGATCGGTGAGGAGAGGCTCGAGCGCCAGGAGGTCCGCCCCCGACACCTGGATGCCGTCGAGCGTCGACAGGTTCAGGCGCGTCCACTCGAGGGTCACCGGGACCGCGGCGAGTTCCCGTTCGCGGGCGAAGAACGCGGTCCGGTTCGCCGGCGTGACTTCGGTCACCGGGCCCTGGATCCCCGTCGCGCGCTCGGCGTCGGTCGGCTCGCGCGGCGCGCCGAGTTCCCGGATCAGCGCGTCGCGCTGCTGGTGATAGACCGCGGTCTCGTCGCGCACGAGTTTGGCGAACTTGGCCAGGTGGTAGGCGGTCCGCATCGACACGCGCTGCTCGAGCAGGCGGCCGAGGGCCGGTTCCGCCTGGACGAGTGCGCCGAGGGTGGTCGGGATGCTCATCGCCGCGACCCCGAGTGAATGTACGGCGCGTTGTGCACGGTGGCGTAGGTTTCGACCGCGAGGCCGACTGAGACGAGCACCCACGCGAGCCGGGGGTGCTGCTGGTGCAGCCGGACGATGCCGTAGACCGCGGCGCTGTTGAGGCCGATCTTCACGGCGCCGAAGGTGGCCGGATGATCGGCGAAGACCGCCAGCACGCGATTCGATTCACGGCAACTCGCTTGCCCGAGGCAGTAGAGCGTTTGCGCGGTGTCGGCCCCGTTGAGCGTCATGTAGCCGCCGAGCGCGAGGGACAGCGGCCAGCCGCCCTCCGCGCGGGCGGGTGCCGCGAGCGCCAACACGACCGCCAGCGCGCCGAGCGTCGTCGGGATCATGCGACGGTCGCTCCACCCGGGAATCGCGTGGGGAAGTCCGCCACGAGCTTGTCCGCGATCCGCTGCCAGAGCGTGCGCGTCGAGAGGTTGGCGATGTTCAGCGCGTCGAGGATCGCGATCACTTTCGCGGGTGTGTCGAGGGACGTCCCGGCCGCCGGATACTCGAAGACTTCGGCCTGGTTGTTGTCGTTCCGGATGATCGTCACGGCGATGCGAGGGATGGGCTCCACGACGAGATAGAGTCCCCCGCGGCGAAACCCGCTCAAGGTCGGGAGGACGACCGGCACCGTCAGGAGAATTTGTTCGTTCGCCATCACGCCTCCTTACGGTTGAATCGCGATCTGCTGCGCCGCGCCGGTGTTGAAGAGACACATCAGGCGCGTCTTGCCGCTGCCGTTGTCCTCGAAGTAGATCCGCCCGGTGTTCACGGCGCCCGCCGCCGGGGCCGTCATCTCGGTGCCTTGGTAGTACCCCGCCGTTTGGATGGGGCCCCCGACCAGGAGGAGGTGCGCGGCGAGGTCGAGCAGGTTCCCGGCAGTATCAAACCGCCACGCGCTGCTGTTGCCGATGATCACATCGACGGAATGCACCGTCACCGATCCGAAGGCGAAGCCGGAGGAATGCGCGGCTTGAAAGATCCCGGTCACATTACCAGCCGTCAACGCCAACTGCGCGCGAGAGACGGTATTCGTCGTATCGGTGTTGGTGACCGCAAACAGCGTGGTCCCATTGAAGTTCTTCTGGACGGTCACGCCTTCTGCCGTGAGCGTCGTGACGACCGGCGTCGCGCTCCACGCCGGAGCCACGCCGACACCTCCCGAGACGAGCACCTGACCCACCGCGACCGCCGCCCGCTTCGCCAGCGTCGTCGCCCCGCTCGCATAGAGCAGATCTCCGATCGTGTAGCTGGCGATCCCGGTCCCGCCGTGCGCGACCCCGACCGGATCCGCCAGCGTCGCCAGCACGGCGTCGATCGGATCGAGCAGGACCGTCTTGACCTGGTTCTTCGTCCAGACCGTGCCGACGAGGTTCGACCCGTCGTCGTCGACGAGGAGGTTGTAGGCGGTGCGATCGAGGGTCAGGGCCATGCAGACTTTCTAGGCGGCCAGCAGCCGCCGCAACAGATCCGGCAACGAGAACCGCACGCTCGACGCCATGACGGTGAACTTCGGCGCCACCCGGGGGACGACGTCGATCTCCGAGATCGTCACGTCCTGAATCACCAGGTCGATCGGCCCGATCGCCGGCGAGGCCAGATCGACGTGCACGGTCTTGCCGATCTGGGTCTTCACGTCCCGCGTCGCGTAGGTGACGGTGACGATCGGCGACGAGAAGCGCGCCAGCGTCGCGTCACACAAGGCGGTCAGACTGGCGGTTCCGCGGCGCTCATCCACGATCGGCGGCCCTTCATAGATCCCGTCGGCCGGCGTGCGGCCGTTCGCGGTGTCGATCGCCGCTTGCACGGTCTGCGCGGCGGCGTCGTCGCGCTGGACCCAGATATTGATCGGATCGCCCTGGTTGATCGCGTAGAGGACCGATCCCGCGCCCGACGCCGGCACCCCCGTCAGGGATCCGGCGCCGCCGGCGCCCACCAGGATCGTTGTCCCGCCGACCACGGTGACGCTGAGCGCGCCCGCGCCGCTGGCCGGGATGCCGGTCAGATTCCCCGCGCCGCTGGTCGTCGAGCGGCCGGTGTAGGTGAAGGTGGTGCCGCCGACGCGCGCCGTGCCGCCCGTGGCGCTGAACGCCGCCGTGTTGACGATCGGCAGCGTGGTCGAGCCAGCCAGGGTCACCGACGCGATGACGGTCCCCCCGGCGATCACCGTCACGACCCCGGTCACCCCGGTCAGGTTCCCGGCCCCGCTCGAGGTCGAGCGGCCCGTATACGCCACGGTTTGTCCGCCCGCCGTGGCCGAGCCGCCGCCCGCGAAGAACATCGCGGTGTCGGCGACCGGGATGGTCGCCGCGCCGATGGCGACGACCGGCTCGATCGTGTTGCCGATCGAGATCGTCGAGGTGATCCCGGAGACGCCCGTCAGCGCGCCGACGCCGCTCGAGGTCGATCGGCCGGTGTAGGTGAACACCTGCGACCCGACGCGCGCCGACCCGCCGCCAGCCAAGAAGACCGATGTGTCGTTCACGAACAGGTAATTCACCCCGGCGCTGTAGTTGGCGTTAGTGCTCGGGGGTTGCAGCGTCGAGCCGGCCGTCGCGAGTCCGCAGTTCAAGGTCGTGGTCGAGTTGTCGGCGATGATGAAGTTGTGCACGGGCGTGAACGGATCGCCAGGGTTTGTCTGGCTCGCGTTGCCGTAGAACGGGTTCGTGGCCAGGCTGAGATAAAACCGACGCGAGTAGCAATGCGACGGGCCGAGCCCGACACTCGACACGTTGAGCGTCGCGTTGTTGGGGTCACTCGCGGTGACCTGGTTCGACGCGGGCGAGGCCATCGACTCCACCCCGTCGTCATACGCGAAGGTATATTTCACGGCCCAGGGGCCCACGTTCTCCGGAATCGGGCCACTCCCGTTCGTCACGCCGAGCGACGCGCCGGACGCCGGCGAGGGCCGGGCCGCCACCGTGGTGCTGCCGCCCGCGACCGTCGTACTGCCGCCCTGCGTGGTCGAGCTCCCTGCCGAGATGCCGGTGTAACTGATCCGCTGCGTCCCGGGCGCCACGACCAGGCCGCCGCCGGTTTCGAAGAACGACAGATCCTCGACCGGCAGCGTCGTCTGCCCCACCGCGATCGCCGTGGCCGCCCCCGCGCCGCCCCCTTTGCCGTAGACGCGCGTCAGGAGCTGGCTGACGTCGCGCGTCATGCGAATCGGCGGATCGTCCAGGAAGCGATGGCTGCTGTCGATCGGATCGGGCGCGCTGCTCGTGTCGGTCTGGAACAGGTACACGGTCAGATCGTCGATCCGCCAGTAGCCGCCAATCAGCGTCGCGAGTTGCTGCAGCGCGCCGCTGACCCCTTCACTGCTGTCGAGGTTAACGCTGACGTTGGGGAGGCCGGCGACGATCCCCGCCGTGGAATAGTCCGGCATACAGGCGGCGGCCACCGCGAGCGCGACCGTCGTCGCCGACACATTCGTCCACATCCCGAACGGCCGGACCCGCTCCGCGCGCGCGGTGTCGTCGATCGCGGTGCAGGGATACGCCAGCGACGTCGGTAGGCCTTCGTAGGTCTGATCGACGGTCTGGAGCGCGCCGGCGAACAGGAGCCGCGGCGTCGTGCGGTTGATCGTCACCCGGAGCCGCGACTCGACCACGGGCGCCGCCCCGTCGATCGTCAGGCTGCAGGTGCTCGGACTGTCGCCGAGCGCGTGGTGGATCGTGAAGCCCTCGAGCCGCACGCGCGTCCGCACCTCGACACCGGCGAGAAGAATGCTGACGCGCGTCGCATTGATCTCGGCCTCGACTTCGGTGTAGCCGAGCCGGAAGTTCGCCAGCCTGGCGGCGCCGAGGACCGCCGGTTGCATCGGCATCAGACAGTCCCCAGCCGGGCGCCGCCGCGCAGCATCTGCCGCGTGATCAGGTCGCTGACCTTACGCGCGAGGGTCTCGGTGTTGTCGACGAGGTAGAAGTTGTTCACCATCGCCGCCGCGCCGCTGTTCCGCGGCATCACGTATTCGCCGGCGTGAGCGTAGATGGGGCCGTCCTCGAGCACAGGCCCGCCCTGCGCGAAGGCCCTCATGTGAATGACGCCCATCTGCATCAGCTGCTCGAGCGTGCCGCCCTTGGCGGCAAAGGCCATGATCTGCTCGTCGGACCAGGAGATCGTCTCGCCGGTATTCATCGCCCGGTACTGCTCCACGCCCTCGCGTGAGGTGAGATCATAGGTAAACGATCCCCCCATCGCGCGATTCGCCGCCGCGGCCGCCTCCGCCAGTTTTTGCTCTTTCGCGATCGTCGCGTCGAGCGCCTTCCCGGAGACCTCGCCCCAGTGCACCCATTCTTTCGTGCTGGCGTCCATCCGCTGCGCGGCCTGCTCGATGTCCGCGTTGGTGAAGCTGGCCGTGTGCTCCATGACGAAGCGGTACCAATCCTCGGCCGCCTCCTTGCGCTTCGCGAAGGACTCCCGCGTGCGCGTATCCCCGAGCAACCGGTGCTGCTCGTCCACCTGGGCGCGCAGCGCCGCCTGCTGGTCGAGCCACGTGTAGAAGTCGGCCGTGTCGGTGTGGGCCCGCTTGTGCGCTTTGATCTCCTCTTCGACCCAGACGTTGAGATTCGCGGTGAGCTTCTCGGTCGTCGTGCCGCTCAGTTGCATTTTCAGGGCGGCCGTCTGCGCCCAGCGCACATTGGAGTCGTCGATCTGTTTCGCTTCGAGCCGGTCGGCCTCCTCCTGCGCCTTCTGGAGTTCTTTGTGGGCGGCGATCTCCTCGCCCATCTCCTTCAACTTGCGCCGATTCGCGGCTTCCGTGACGGCCGCCGCCGCCTTCTCGGCCTCACTCGCCGCGTGCGTTTCGCGGGTGAACACCTGCAGGGCTTCGACCGAGATGCCGTAGCGGCGGGATAATTCCTGCAGCGAGAAATTCTGGGATTGGAGATCGGCCGTGAGCGACGGCAGATCCCCGGCCGTCCGGACGGTGGCGATCTCGGCGTGCCACTTCGCCACGGCCGCCGCGGAGATCTCCATGTTGCTCTGCCACGGGACCATCGACTGGGCGTTGATCGCCATCGCATCGGTCAGACTGTGGACCTCGAAGCCGACGCGGGCACTGGCGCGCGCCAGGACGTCGGCTTGCGAGCCGGCCACCTGCGCCGCCACATCGCCCCAGCCGAGTAACTTCGCCGTCGCGTTGCCGATGGTGGTGTCGAGATCGAAGAAGTCGGCGACGGCGCGCCCGATCTTCCAGCCCCCGACGGCCGCCCCGAATGCGAGGCCGGCCACCCCGAGCAGCCCGATCTCGCTCGCGCTCTTGCCGGACGCGTCCCCGAGCTCCGACAGGCCGCGCACCTCCGGGCCAATATGAATACCCAGCGCCCCCAGCATCCCGTCGAACTGGTTCATCGCGCTATGCAGCGTGCCCACGTGCGTCGCAGTGCCCTCGGCCGCGCCGCCGACATTCGTCACGGCGTCGGCCAGCGTCTGAATGTTCGCCGGCACCTCCTGGCCCATCGCTTTCAGCTTGGCCGCTGCCTCGGACGCCGTCGCACTCACCCGCGCGAGCTCTTCCGCGGTCAACTTCGCGACGCCCCCGACGTTCTCGACCGCCTTCGCCATCAATGTCGCTTCGGTGATGATGAGCCGCCCGCTGAACTGGTCGGTCATCTTCGTCAGCGAGGCCTCAACCTTATTGGTCGAGGCCTCGAACCCGCGCAACTGGATCACCGCGTTGTCCACGGCATTGTTGAACGAGTCGAAGTTGGCAGTGAGCGTGCCGGTCAGGGCCATAGTTCAGTCGGCCGGGGTCTCGGCCGGGGTCTCCTTTAACAGTTCGCACAGCACGTCGTAATCCTCTACATCAAGGGCTCGGACCTGGTCGACGGTCCATCCGGTGCGGAGAGCGAGGGCGACGTCGGATCGGAGGCGGGCTTCGCGCTGCGGGTTTTTTTTTGCGCGGCCTGCTCTTTCGCGATCGCCCGCTCGTGCGCGCCGATCGCGTCGGCGATCTCCTCGAAGCTCGCCTCGTCCAGCGACCGGAGCATCGAGCGGATCTCGTCGGCGGGCGCCCCCCGGATCGCGAGCGGTTCGCCGTCCGGCGCCGTCAGCGACCAGTCGAGCAGGTACGCCAGGATCGTCGCGATCCGGGTATTGGCCGGCCCCACGACCAGCCGCCCCTCGGCGTTGACGACGAAGGTGCCGTCGGGGTGGCGCAGGTACATCTGCTCGTAGGAATCGTGCCGCTCGCCGACGGTCAGCTTCGTCCGGACCAGAATCCAGTCGCCGCCCGACAGCGGGATCTGCTTGCTCTGCGGCACCACGACGCGCGACGTCCCCATGACTCGTCTCCTACTGCAGCGGGTTGCCCAAGATCGCCCGGAGTTCGGTCGCCCCGACCGTCACATCGACGAGCTCCCAGCACCAGCGCCCCCGATCCCGCGGCGCGGTGAACAGCAGCTCCTTCAGCTTCGCGGCCTGCTCGACTTGCCAGCGATCGCGACCGGCCAGCGTCGCCGTGAGCTGCCAGCCGCCCGGCGCGGCGGTGATGCGCCACGTCGTCAGGATCGCGACGGGCCGGTAGCCCCACACCAGCGAGGCCGGCCCGCCGCGCAGCGTCAGCGACTGGAACATCCGGCCGTCACGGTGTCGTGAACGGCCCGGCCGCTTTGAACGTGCTCGACAGCTTCGGCGCGCCCTTCACGGTGCAGTCGATGTCCGCGTCCATGTAGGCCAGGCCCCCGAACTTGTACGAGGGCTCGTTCGAGTTCATCGTCAGTTCGATGTAGCCGGGCACGCTCGAGCCTGTGGCCGCGACGATCACGTTGCTTGCCGAGTTCCAGAACCCGGTCAGGGTCCCGCTGATATCGCGCAGCCCCTGGATGTAGACCTTGTTCAGATCCCCGAAGCAGGTCACGTCCTCGTAGTCCGTTTTCAGGGAGAGCTTCCAGCCGTTGAGGCTGATCACCGTCAGCGGCGTCGGCGGCGACGGCGCCCCCGTCGCATCCCACTTCACCACGCCGTAGCGTCCCGTCAGAATGGCCATCCCACACGCCCTTTCACTCGTTTACGTCACGGACATCTGCACCCGATAGTTCCCCCCGCGGCGATACCAGCGGATACTCGGATCGATCGCGTCCACCTCAGTCATCCGCACGCGCGACTCGCGAAACATCGTCATCCAGGTGTAGCCGGCGACCGGGGCCGCCGGCGAACCTGGCGCGAGCAGGGGCTTATCTTCGAGCAGCGCATCGATCCGCGCCGCTGCGGCCCTGATGTTCCCGCCGGCGGTGCTGAGCATCCGCGCCTCGACCAGGAATAGTGCGTCCTCGTAGCCCCGCTGCCCGAAGACCGGTTCGTCGACCTCGTCGACCAGCGACACGATCACGAAGCGCGTCATGTTGGGCGGCGCTTCGTCCATGTAGACGCCGTTCGGGCAGAGCGCCAGGAGCGCCGCGTCGCTCCCCAGCTTCGCCACCAGCGCCGCGTCGATGTCGGAAGAATCCACGCTCATGCGGCCTCACTCACGAGCAAGCCGTGCCGCTCAAGGATCCCCCGTAGCGCCGTCCACATGGCGCGGCGGCCGCGACTCATCGCGCGGCCGAATACCGGATGCGGCGGCATCGCGCCCACGAACTTGCCGCCGTCCCAGTGGCGCGCGTTGGATCCATGTTCATAGAGCCAGGCGATCGGGTCCGAGTTCTTGACCTTCGCCGCGACGGAGAACGTCCCCCGCGAACGGGCGACCGTGACACTGCCGCGCAAGCGCCCTGGCGCGAACCAGGGTGACTTCCGGCCGATCCCCGGATGGAGGCCCGTCGTGCGGACCGGCGAGGCGGCGCGGATCTCCTCAGCGGCGGCGTCGGCTTCGGCCCAGATCGCCGCCGCCGCCTCGTCGGTCAGTTCCGCCGGAAGCCGTTCCAAGGCAGCCTTCACGTCTGCGAGCCCGTCGATCTCGAAGCGCACCGGCATCAGGGCACCACCTCGCTGACGAGCACGACCGTCTCCACGCCAGCGCCTTCGGTATCGTCGACGTCGAGGGCGTTCGCGGTGTGCACCTCGCCCGATCGGTCCGTCCAGACGAGCCGCGTCTGTGTCGTGATCCCCGGGTGGTAGCGGCCGGTCAGGATGTACGACGCGTGCGCGGTGATCGTCGCCGCGAAGTGTGCCTCGCTGGCCCGTACGCTCGCCGCTTCGATCGCCGCCCGCCACGTCGGGGGATCGAGCGGCGCGAAGGTCTGCGTGTAGCCGCCATCGCCGTCGGCCACCGGCGCGCCCGGGCCGGACAGCGTCACCACTTGGCGCAGCGACCCGATGTCGATCGTTACGGCCATACCACCCCCGGATCGGGGAGGGCCTGGGTGCGCAGCACCTGGGACGAGAGCGCGGTGTACTTGAACCCGTCGAGCAGGGCCTGCACGCCGTAGGGCAACTCGAGCACCTGGCCCTTTCGGGCTTCATGCACCGCCGACCGGAACGTGTCGAAGTGGCCGACGAGGTAACAGAGGATCTGACGCACCAGCGGCGGGATCGCGGCCGCCGTGTCGCCGTAGCCGCAGGTGTAGCGGATCCGCACCGCCCCGGTTTCCACCCGCGCGATCGGCCAGCTGCCTCCCGCGATCGGTTCCACGCTCCCGCGCGTCGCATAGGGCCCGGCCGGCGCCGACGCGTGGACGACCGCCGGGGAGCCGCCGAGGGTCTGGACGACGCCGGCCCCGTCGACATACGCGACGGAGACGACGTGCTGGAGCGGCGGGTGCGGCAGCTCGATGCGCGCCGCGATCCCGCTCGCGCCCAGAAACGGAAAGGCATCGAGCCACATTTCGCGCGTCGCGGTGAGGAGCTGCCGCCCGCTCTGCCCCTCGAAGTAGGCCGCCGCGGCGTCGATGTAGACCCGCAGCAGCGCGTCGTCGGCATCGCCCAGCGCCCGTATGTGGAGCTTGACGTATGCCAGGTCGAGCGCCTGGACCAGCGGCGAACCGCCCGCGACGGTGCTAATGAGCGAGTCGGTGCGCGTCAGCTCGGTCATCCGCGCGCCTCACGCAATAAGACGTCCCGCCCGACGCCCGGCGCGCAGCGGTACGTCACGGTGTCTGACCAGACGAGCGCCCCCGGCGGATAGAGCTCGAGCGTCGACATGATGAAGTCGTAGTCCGCCTCGTAGGCCTGGGAGTAGGTCCCGAGGCGCGCGGGATCGTTCGGCGTCACGAACTGCGCGCCGCCGAAGTCCCCGCGCCGGTAGACGCCCAAGCGCCGCCAGAGCGTCTCGCCCCAGGGCGCGATCATGCGGAAGAGATGCGGCCGGTCCGGCGCGGCGGCGATCTGCGCGCGCATCGCGGCGACGGCCCCCGGCAGATACTCGTCATCGTCATCCAGGAAGGCGAGGTGCGTGTCGACGGCGTGCGCCATCCCGTACGCCCGCTCGGTGTAGCCGTCGTCCCCCGCCGCCAGATGCGGCAGGAACCGCGCGCCGTGCGCGAGGGCGACCGGCGCCGCGTCGTACGCCCCCACCACCAGGATCTCGTCGCCCGGCTCGAGCGGCTGCGTGTCGAGCGACTGCAGCGCGCGCGCCAGGGACGGCCGGCCGAGCGTCGGCACGATGAACGAGAAGGTCGGCGTCATGCGAGGGCCTCGACGAGCTGCGGGTAGGCCTCGAGCTTGAACACGAACGTCGCGGCATCGACGTGCTGCCACCGCACGCCGCGATCCATCAGGGACGCAATCAGCGCCCAGTCCCAGGCATGCTGCACCGCGGGCGGGTCCGCCGGCAACACGGATCGCCGGAACAATGGCTGCCCGAGGTCGATCCCTGCGCCGATCGGCGGCGTGTAGCGGAGCTCGCGGCGGCCCGCATACAGGCAGCTCGAGTAGACGAACCCGAGATCGGGGTCCGCGTCCAGCGCCGCGACCAGCGCGCCGAAGTGGTCCGGGAGATACGCGTTGTCGTCGCTCAGGAAGCACACGTACTCACCGGTGGCCGCCTGGAGGCCCGCCCACGCCGGCGCGATGCCCCAGTTGTTCGTGCGCGCCGGCAGGTTGATGTAGCGGGTCACGCGCGGCGCGGCGGTGACCAGGCCGGCAATCGCGGCGACCACCGGCGCCGGCGGCGCGTCGGACACGACAATCTGCTCGAGGTCGGCGTACGCGAGGTGCTCCACGGATCGCAGGCAGCGCGCAAGACACGCGACGCGATCGTAGACGGTGCTCACGATCGTGACCCGCGGGGTCATGCGGACACCGCCGATCCGATCGTCGTCAGGACCGTCTGCAGGCGCGCCGCGTAGGTGTGGGCCCGCAACCGCGCCGCGCACCGCTCGCGGATATCGTCAGCGTCGACGGGATGCGCGAACAAGTACTGCACCAGGTCGACGCATTCATGCGCGTAGCGGAAGGTCGGCAACTCCGGCACGACCTCATCGATCTCCGGCCGCCACTCGCTGACCACGAGCGCCCCGCAGGCCGTCGCCTCGTAGACGCGCGGGTTCATCGCCGTCGCCGCCGTCGCGCGCGCGTTGAAGTGATGCACCTGGCGGAAGATGTTGACCACGATCTGCGTCTGGCCGTAGAGCGCCGCCGTCGTGACCGGCGTGATGTTGGGGGCGAGACACAGCGCGTTGACGCCGGGATCGGCCCACGCCCCGCCGACGACATAGCTCAGGAGCCCCGCTTGCGCCAGCGCGCCCAGGACGCGGTCCCGCGTCGGGTTGCCGCCGCCAATGAACCCGACGGCGCGGGTCCGCGGGTCGCCCAGATCGACCAGCTCGGCGTCGGTGTAGATGGGCGGTCGATGCACGTATGGGTCGTAGCAGACCGGCAGGGACGCGGATCGCGGATGCCGGTCGAGCGTGGCCGGATCGTTCAGGAACACGTGGTCGAACCGGGCCGAGAAGGTGGCCGTGTCGTCGACTTCGTACGGCTCGTCGAGCAGCCAGATCGCCGTCTGCGGGATGCCGAAGCCCTTCAGGTTCGGGAAGCGCGCGCAGAACTTGCGCCCGTGGACGACGAACAGGAGGTCGGGCGCGAAGGCCGCGATCTGGAGCTGCAGGTCCGGCA